AAAGAATAATCCCCATACTCAGTACGTGCTGTCCTGCTAAGACCTTCTGGATTATTGGGGGTTATGTAAGCCCCCGCTGCCCTCAAATCCATACTTTTTCCGGGTATATCATAATCATGGTGTCTAAACCTGCTCGGGTCTATAGGATCAGCGTCTTCTGGCATACGGTCCTGTACCGCCATTTGAAATTCGCTATCACCCATTTTAAGACTCGCAAGAAATCCTGCTCGCCTGTCTTCGGGCATCTTTAATGCTGCCTTACGTAGCAGCCCTCTAGCCTTGGGGGAAACCCCTGTCGCTAAATATTCTTCAAATTCTTTTGATAAGGTCATTAATAATATCGTTTTGTTCGGTTGCCTTTGAAATACCTAACCTCTTCCGGCTCATCATTGGGGAGCCGTATAAAGCCGCCGTTCCTGAATCTCATCAGGGCCATTACAGTACTATCAACTAAATCATCATTACTTGAAAAAGGGAAGCCCGCTATCTCTTCAATCACTTCCTCGGCCCAACGTGTTTCAGGCATCCAACAAAGTCCTGACGCTACAATATCGGCAACAGCATTCAATCGTGCCAGCTTATCACCACTACCCCTATGAGGGGTAAATTCTTGTACAGGTAGCCCCATACGCCGCATTTCCTGATACAAGGCGACACCCGAACTCTTTTTCTCCACAATAAACGCATCAGGCTCCCACTCAGCATACTCCTCCATCGCTAGCTCTTTCAACTCAGGAAACTCTAGCCGCTGCTTAATGCTGTTAAGTAAGATAATGTGATGTGCATCTACGGTCTCATTGAAGAAGACCCCCCATGTGGTAAGCGCCGTAAAGTCTGCTCGGTTATGCTTCTCGGCTGCGGAGTCAAGCGACATGATAATGTATTCACAGTTAGGAGGTTCTTCCCCCTCCCACACCTGCCACCACTCTCGTTTAATGAGTGCGGCTTCCTCGGCGGTTGGCTCCTGCTGATACTGGGCATTCCACTGGAATACCGGCATTGACGCTTTCGTTCGTAAAAGAGCTTCCAAATCAAAGAACTCAGGCCATAGCGGTTTCTGTACGGGTTTGCCTGTCTCCTTATCGTCTACCTCAAGTATGGCGGGGAACTCAACTACCTCAAACTCGTCAGCACGTTCGTTCTGCGCCATATCTTTCACAACTCGGCCTGTAAGATCGTCCATGTGCCAACGTGTTTGTATGATGGCTACTCTTCCCCCCGGCATAAGTCGAGTACGAGCACCAAACGTGTACCAATCATAGGCTCGGGCAAACGTAATAAAGTTGCCATTAATCACGTCCTGCTCAGAATGAGGGTCATCAATTAACAAGAGATCAGCGCCACGACCCGCCAGTGCAGAGCCTACGCCCGTTGCGTAGTACTCACCACCGACATTCGTGTTCCATCTACCGGCTGACTTGGAGTCAACGGCAAGTTTTACAGAAGGGAAAATAGCGCGATACCCCTCTGTAGCGATAAGGTTTCGTACCTTTCTACCAAAATCTACAGCTAAATCAGTGGTATGCGACACCATCATGACTTTTTTATCAGGATTACGTCCTAAGAACCACGCTGGGTAGAAAATAGAAACTAATTGTGACTTACCATGACGTGGTGGGATGTTAACGCATACCCTGTCTTTATCCCCTCGCTCAATCGCCATGAGCATGTCGGCAAGAATCCGGTGATGTTTCCCGACAATAAAGTCAGACATCATGGCCTTACAGAACTCTATCAGGTCATTATAAGCAAGTTGGTTTGCCCGCCTGTCCCCCAGTTCATTAACCATCTTCTCAATCTCGACCACCTCATCAGAAGTGTATGTGTCAAGATTGTCCAACATCAGGGTAATTTCTTCCTCCGAGAAGTCAAACTCAGTCTGGAGGGAGGCTTCACTCACGCATCAGCCCCTTTTGACTCCCCATACATCTCAGCATCAACATCCAGTAGGGTTCCCTCAAACTCAATGGGCACTTCAGGGGCATCAGCGGGGTTTTCCCACTCGGCATCGGTAACATTGTCGGATATAAGGTCTGGTTCTACCTCTTTAACGAGCTTCTCCAGCTTCTTACGTAGGTTTGCCCGTAAGTCAGCGGTGCTCTGATGCGTTATGGTCACCTCACTCTTCTCTGAGAACAACCCAACGTCTGATATCTTACCCAATAACTCCAAAGCCCGCAGTCTAACCTTCGCATCAGGGCTATCTGCCTCTAAAATGAGCTTATTAGTGACTAAATGCCGTATCTGAGTGGCAGATTCCGCTACTGAGGTGCCAAATTCCTTCAAAATTGAGTTAGTGAGCACTAACGAAGCTGGGGTCATCTTCGCTATTCGCTTCCGAGACACTTTTTTCGAGGTTTTTTCCGGGTTTTGCGCGTACTCCTGCGCTAATTCAACGGCTAGATCAGCATCATCAGCGGAGGCTTTGGTTTCTATGTGGGGGTGGACGCTATCATCAACAGCAGCGAGGTAATTGACTGTTTCACAGGCGGCAGCAACCCGAACTTTCAGATCACAAAAGGGTTCATCATCTAAAAGAGGTACTCCTCGATCTACTTGAAGCTCTATCGTCATCTTACTTAAACCCTATGGTGCTTGCAGGAGGTTAACCGAAGTGGCAAATGTAACTCAAAGTTGGTAAAGGTTCAAGTGAACCACGGCTCTCGCTTACCACCGTCATAAGGACGTAGGTGTCCCTCTTTAAGGAGCACATCAAATAAATTATTACGCCCATCATAGAGAATTCCCAATACTCGCCCGTACTTACCCACGCCAAAACTTTGTATATGCAGGTCTGCGCCATCAAGTAGCTCTATGAGTCGTGCTTTTGCAAGTAGCCCCGCTTCCTTTTCTCGTTTGTCCCTAGTGCGTGATTCAGCACTATTGACTCCATAGAAGCGAATCTTCTTCCATGTCTGTATGTGGAAACCTAGGTCTAGGTTACAAGTAATGGTATCTCCATCAATAACCCTATCTAGTGTCGCAGGGTAGAAGTAGGGAGCGGCATCTGTCTTCATTACTTATAAGCCTCATTCTCAGGATATCAGGGGCATTATAGTAAAGAGAAATAAAAAAGAAAGGGCTAAAAGGAAACAGAGGGTAATAAAAAAATTTTTAGGGGGCTGTTTATAAAGAAGGGGGGTGGTCCCCTAGGGAGCGCAAAATGAAAAAACAGGTATTTATTAGTCTGAATTAGTAATAGTAACGATAGTAGGAGTCCCAAACTGTAGACGCGGGTATGGGGGTAGGGTGGGTCTTGCCTAGGTTTGTTTTTGCCTTGCCGCCCCTCGGTCAACCTGTTAGTCCCCTCGGTCAACCTGTTAGAATAGGTGATCTCGTTTTCTTATAAGTCACTTATAAGATTCTCGATCCATGCCCAGCGATACCCTACTATGCCCAGCAATACCCTACGGTTAACACCCATATATAAACGTGTTTGACGTAGGCACGTAATGGTGTATACTTGTTAACAAGTCGGGGCAACAAGGCCTCGCAACCGGGCACTAATGCCCACCATTAAAAAGAGAGACTTAAACATGAGCACATCAACACTTGATTTACCCGTAGTATTTAAAGCGGTCAAAGCCTTTTTCACATTTGAGGCAGGTATCGAGGGAAGACGCGAAACAAAGGCGCTAGCCGTTTACAAAGCGGGTTTTCGATACACTGACTGTATCGCGGCGACTACACGTTGTGACAAGGAACAGTTTGCCGCTATTAAGTTCCTCGCGCTTCAGGCCATCGCTGACCCCACCAAACGGAAAATGGCAACAATGTCGAAGGCAGATTTTTTCGCTGAAAAGGAATTGCTAGAGGGTAAGGAATTAAAAGCCTTTCAGGAATTCCGCGCTAAAACTACCGCGATGGCCGGTCCCTATATGAAATCATTAGGCGATCAACTGCTAAAATGCGAACCCGAGTCGGTCCAGAAAAAAGTAGCTAAGGCGAAGGAAAAAGCCGCCACAGCGAAACGGGCAGAAAAAGCGAAAAAGGAAAAAAGCGAAACCGCAAAAAATGGACGAGATAAAATCATCGAACAATTAGCGAATATCGCTAGTATCATGAAAGCCGATGAGAACCCCAGCTATCAAGTACCGGAATTACAAAAAGCACTTGAAACAGTTCGGGAAATTCTCGACTAGTAAACGCGTTAACATCTAAGCCCCTTAACTGGGGCTTTTTTGTGCCTGTAATTTGTGCCCCAATAATCTTATAAGTCACTTATAAGATTTCCCAAGCCCTCCCCAAACCCCTC